ACCTGTGGTGCGTTAGATTCCAAGGAAGAGGTTCAATCAAATTTAACATTACATATGTTCACCTTCATTGTTAATGGTGGGTGAGAATTAATCCCACCCACCACATTTAATTACTTAGTCTTACCTTCTGCTAAGAATTCGGCAGCTTGTGATGGATATTCACTATCCTCATCAGTGATGTCGATTTTCTTTGCTTTCTTTTCTTCTGGAATAAATGCCTCAAGAAAGATCTTTAGCATACCATTAACCAGTGAAGAACTCTTTACTTCCACATTATCTGCGAGAGTGAATTCACGTTTGAATCCTCGCTCGGCAATCCCCTTCCAGAGATATTCAGTGGATTCAGGCGAGTCGCACTTTCCGTGGATAGACAACTTACCTTCTTGTAATTCAATATCAATCTCTGATTTACCGAAACCAGCAACTGCCAGTTCGATTACGTATCGAGTCTCATCGATTTTCTTGATATTGTATGGGGGGTATTTAACTGGCATCATCAGCGTCGATTGATCAGCAATATCTGCTAACCTTTTCATGACGCGATCAGCGCCAACAAAATAACGGTCGATGTGCGGTAAACTTGTTGTATCAAATTTCATTTATTTTCTCCTGTTAAGCGAGTGTTTAAAGTACCATCCGAAGCATGGCACCCTCTATTTATACTATACTTTTAGAAGACAGTCAATTATTTTTTAAGTATTTCCCATGTTCCATCATAATTTTCTACAAGAGCAGTGCAACTTTCACACCAGTCACCATCGTTCATGTAAACAATCTCATCATATTGTGTAATTTCTGCATGATGAATATGTCCACAGATAACTCCATCATAACCTTTGCGTTTACAATAGTAAGACATTTCTTTTTCGAACTCACCAATATAATTGGCAGCAAGTTTTGCTTTACGCTTCAAATACTTTGCCAAACTCCAAGGTTGCATCCCGAGCAGTCTTCTTGATGCATTAATAATCTTATTGATATAGAGCAGAGAGTCATATGCAAAGTCTCCCAGATGCATAATGAATCGACCAGTCTTTGTTCGCATTAAATTGTCGAAGAGGTCACCATGCACCACCAAGTAGCGTTTACCATTCACCCCAACATGGACACAACGATGCTCTACTGCAATTTTACCGATTTTAATGTTGGGAAATGACCGAAAGATTTCATCATGATTACCAGTGACATAAATTACTTCTGTCTTTTCTGACATCTTGAGTATTTTTCTGACGATTTGATTGTGTATTTTTGGCCAATACCATTTCTTTTTCAGACGCCATATATCCACAATATCTCCAACGAGATACAACTTTTCAGTTCTAATCGTAGATAAAAACTCTAGCAATGCATCAGAGTTACAATGTTTCGACCCAAGATGTAAGTCTGAAATGAATACCGATTTGTATTTTTTACCAGCATTCATTGTCATATACAGATTTACTTTTTGCGACCGATGTTATACTTTTGAATAAGTTCCCAATCGTTCTTTTCTTTGTAAGCAATTACTTTGATTTGATTTAGAGGAGCCTTGTCCTCATGGATTTCTGGATTGAGAATGGTAATCAAACCCCAGTCCGAAAGTAGATGTGCTACCGTGTTTCTGCGTTGTAAATCATTGTCACTAAAGTCCGCATCTTTACCATCTAAGGCAAAGAGTTCCTTAAAGTGAACAATGAAATACCTACCCTGCTTATGAAGGATATGGCATGACTGATAAAGAATCTTATCCTTACGAGACGCTACCCCAATACGTGAAAGAGTTTCACGAACCTTTAGAAAGTCGTCTGGATTCTCCAACTTAACTTCCAAGGGAGCATACCCAGGATAGTTAATATCAAAAAAATCTTCGCTCATTTTCTACCACCTTTATACAATTTCTCTTTTATTGTTTTCTTTTGTTCTTCGGAGAGAATTGTAAGAGCTTGACTAGCTTTTTCATTACTATAGCCATAATACTCCTTGATCATCTCAACTTCGGCATCGTCTTCAATTTTGATCCATTTATCAAAACGCTTTCTAGACCTGATTGTATTTATAAGGAACGTATTTTGCAGGGCTTTATCAAGGTGGGGTCGGCAGTTCATCTCGTTGGCTGGAATAACAGTATCGGCACTGAAACTCAGACCGCGATTGATGATCCAAGGGTTGTATTGCTTCTCTGACCACTCATCTACTATGAGATTGGTCTTCTTGTGGTTAATATCGTTGATGAAATCAAAGGGAGAAATCTTGGCTTTTTTCTCCACATAATCTTCTGGCTTGTATTCTACCTTTGGATCACCAAGGCCCTCTAGAATACCGTCCATTACTTCCACTCCACTCCAGCCATAATCTCAACCAGACAGGCTACGAGATTGATTTCTTGGTTGGTGGCGAAAGCAGACTTGTATTGATAGTCGGCCAACAGAACAATAAGAGCCGCAGGATACTTGACATCATCAAGAAGGGTATCATAAATCTTACGGAAGATGATGCCAGCATCGTTGTCGATATTATCTACAACCCACTGACGGACTTTCTTGAAGTCCTTGGCTAGAATGCCAGCATCGATTGTACCGCTTACACTGTATCTCTGGAGTTCATTAAGGACACGGCGATAGTCGGGAAAGTGCTTCTTGAGGACTTCGGCCACAACCTTGTCATCATACTGCACACTCTCGGCTTCAAGAATATCACCAAGACGTTTCATAAAACGTCCAGCCATTTTAGGTCGGTCAGCCTTAGTTAGCTTGAATTCAATCACCGCAGTTCGACTATGCAGAGGTGCAATGATACGGTTCTTGAAGTTACAGGTAAAGATGAAGCGGCAGTTATTGGCAAACTCTTCAATGAAGGCACGAAGGGCTGGCTGTGTAGAGTTTGGATTCAGGTAATCGGCTTCGTCTAGAATAACAACCTTAGTCTTGCCGCTAAACGAGACAGAGGATGCAAACTCACGAATCTTGGTACGGAGAACATCAATACCAGATTCTTCTGAACCGTTAATAACGATATAATCACAACCCAATTCTTCACAAATGGCTCGGGCGATAGTAGTCTTACCTACACCAGCCGAGCCACACAGGAGCATATTGGGAATCTCACCAGTCGCCACAAACTGGCGAAAGGTATTAAGTTGTTCATCGGGTAAGATGCAATCGTCCAGCTTACGAGGACGATACTTCTCAACCCAGAGGAAGTCTTCACGCATAATGATTCTCCATAATAAAATAAAATGTCCGTCGCGATGTTAGTGCATCCACGGACGCTGGCTTAGTGACCAGTATTCACTATATCAGTTATTGCGCAACCAGTCAAGAATATTTTCTGGTGAAGTCACACCATAAGGATCATCCGCGCAGTTGTCCTCAACTACATCACCTTCAATGAACCACTTCTCAATCTGACCGTTATTCACAACAACAGCATATCGCCATGAACGTTCACCAAAGCCAAGATTGTCCTTCTGGACACTCATTTTCATCTTGTTAGTGAACTTGGCAGATCCGTCAGGAATCATCTTCACCTTCTTGATCTTCTGATCTTTCGCCCAGCAATTCATGACAAAGGAATCATTGACAGATACACAGTAGATGTCCTTGATACCAAGTGCCTTAAACTCAGCAAAGTTCTTTTCGAAACCAGGTAACTGGTAGGTCGAACATGTTGGAGTAAAGGCACCAGGAAGAGAGAACAGAACTACACGCTTACCAGCGAAGTAATCATAGGTTGTCTTATCTTCCCAACGGAATGGGTTTGGACCTTCAATCGAGTCATCGCGGACACGGGTCTTGAAGACTACAGCCGGAACAATCTCAGGTAGTTCCTGGTCATGGGCTTCATCGTCCCACTCCTTCTTAAATTTAAACTTCTCTGCCATTATACTACAGCCACCTGTGCGTCAAAGTCGTTAAGAATGAGGAGCTTATTAAACTGGCGAACAACTTCATCCAGGTCACTCGTGGTAAACGCAATGGTTACATCACGAGGGTCTTCTTCTGCATCATAAGGAATGCGGGCGTTAAATGAGAATTCAAACTTAGTCATATTATTTCTCCTTAAATAGAGGACGCAGGGTCCATTGCAATGTAATAAACGAGTTCACGACCCTTACTCTTAAACTCCATGGCGCGCTTCTTACCAAGCGTGACAGTGTAGTTGTCAGAGAGGACTTTGAGGTTCTCGGTCTTCACTCGGCAATCAAACACAGGAGCAGCATCGGTGCTAATCGTCTTAGTGTATGAGTTTGCCGATGAATTGGTGGGGTCGCCAACCTTGAGTTGAACCTGGGCGCCATCCGATACAATGCTGATGATTGGTGCCGAGGTGATTGATGCGGCGCGGAGAATCATACTGATTTCATCCGACGAAATATCGAACGACCACACAGGTTCAATCT